TACGACGAGGGAGTAAGTAGTGTAGTTGAGTTAAAGACTGGGGATTCAATGCCAGTTCATCTTGATCACGGATCTTCCTTAAATGAAAGTGTTGGATTAAAAACTGGAGCTGGACATCCAACCAGAGACATTAGTTCTGTTCTTTATTATAATGATGACTACGAGGGCGGAGAAATTTATTTTCCCAATCAAGATTTATTAATAAAACCAAAACCTGGAATGTTTATTTGTTTTCCAGCTAAAGATGAATTCCCCCATCAAGTAAGAGAAATAAAAAGCGGATACCGTTGGTGTTCAACTAATTTTTGGTGTATTAAAAAAGATTAGGCCCTTAAGTCGCCAATTGCAACCCAAGTATTAGCTGCTCTTTTTATTAGGGTAACGGAAGACCATCTGGCTCTTAGTATTAAGCCTGGGGTAGCGTTTATTGTTACCCCACCAGCAGCAACAAGTGTTGTTGTTCCTGCTCCAGTTTGAAGAACACTTATTTGTGTACCAATTGGAAATGCTACGGAAGATTCAAGAGGAACAGTTAAGTTATTTGCTGAAGCGTTGTCTATTTCAACCAGCTTATCTTTATCTGATAAAGCAAGGGTATAACTGGCTGTTTGAGCATTCGTAATAACATTTGCTGGGGCAAAGTCTAAAGATATCGAGCCATTTCCAACTACTATTTTTTTATTCGTTGAATCCCAGGATATTCTAGCATCTGTAGTAGACGCAGAAGTAGACAGTGTTAATACTGGTGCAGTTATGGTTGGAGTAGAACCAAATGAAGTTAAGCTTGACGAAGTTACCCCTGAGGCAAGGGTAGATCCAGTTAAAGTTCCTGCTGCTGCTGTTATAGTTGCTGTTCCACCAAGCGATATTGACGTTCCATTAACTGTAAGAGAAGAATTTGTAAGTGCAATTGTAGGTGTTGATGCCTCTCCAGAGTTATTTGAAAGAGTTATTCCAGTTCCAGCAACAAGTGAGGCGACATAATCTCCAACCGTGTCGGTAGACAGATTAACTGCATCATTGATCCATGCCGTACCATTCCAACGAAGAAAGTCACCATTTGTTGCAGATGTAATAGTTACATCAGATAAATCATCAAGTACTGAACCAGTAAGATTTCCATTAAAAAATGACAAAGAGTTAAAGGCAGTTGAACCATTGCCAATTTTTAATTTATTTGTATCTGTAATAAATCCTATTTCTCCAGATGCAAGGATGGGATTAACTGATGTCCAGTTTGCGGCTGTGTCACGTCTTAATTGAATCTTAGAAGCCATTACGCATCCCCTCCGTCTATCTCGTCTACACCACCATATGAGTATATTGTGGCTGCTGACCCTCCGTCTATATTTATAGCACCTGAGCTATCAAGTAAACTAAAGTTATTTATTACATTATTATTATCTTTGTAAAAGATTTTTCCATCTGCATAATTAATTGCCAATTCGCCATGCTCTAATGATGTTGGGCTACTAGATGCTGTTCCAGAACGTTTTAATTTAATAACATTAGCCATCAAATAACTCTTTTACTTAAAGAATGGAGGGAAGTATGGAGGGAAATATGGAGGGAAATATGGAGGAAAGAATGGAGGAAAGAATGGAGGAAAATAAGGGGGAAAAAAAGGAGGGAAGAACGGAGGAAAAAAGGGAGGAAAAAAGGGAGGGAAGTACGGAGCGTACTTAGTGTAGTCAACATCTTCTTTTCTTGGATAAACAGTGTTTGATGTTGGAGTTTGAGATACAATTTCATCAAGCCTTGTTAAGTTTCCTCCAGAAGGGTCGTTCAAAGGAGTGTCGGTCACTGTGCCTTTGTCAAACTCTGCTGCAGTTAACTTTGGATCAGCAACTGCTGGCTTGTCTCCAACTATGTTTGGAACGTTATTTTTTCTAGGTCCCGATGAACTTCCACTGTTAATAGCCATAATTACGCCTGCATATCTCCTATTACAACCCAAGTATTAGTATCTAATTTAATTAGTGTAGCAGAAGACCATCTTGCACGCAACTTTAAGCCGGGAGTTGCATTGACAGTTACTCCACCTGCTCCAGCAATAGTAACTTGACCAGTATTACTTTGTAGTATATCTATCCTGTCCCCTATCGAAAAAGCCACAGAGGACTCAAGAGGTATGGTGAGAGTTATTGCGGATGTATTGCTTAGCGTTATTAACTTTGCTAAGTCTGTTAACTCAAGAGTATAAGACGTGCCTGTCTGAGCATTTAAAGTAGATCTAAAACCTGCCCTTGCTACCCCTGTAGCCAGCATCGTATCTGTTACGGTTCCAGTGTCCGTAGTCTTAACAACTATGGAACTTACTGCTATATTTGGAGTAGCCCCTTCTCCTGAATTGTTAGTAATAGAGATGCCCGTTCCCTCAACTAAGTTTTTAACATAAAAACCTGTAGTGTTTGTGCCGAGATCAATATTGCTATTTATCCATTGAGAGCCATTGTATTGCAAATAGTTATTAGGGGTAGCTCCAGTTAAAACCACATCTGAAAGATCGTCTAAAACAGAAGTTGACACAGTACCTGGTGGCCCTTCGGGTCCGGTAGGTCCAGCAGGGCCTTCAGGGCCAATTAGTGCACCTGAAACAGCGGCATAGATGGATACTCTAACGGAGTTTGATGCTGGAGCATCACTGAAATAAATCGTAATAGTATTTTCTGTTGTTGCTTCCCATGTAGTATTGATGGCTCCATATGGGGAAACATTTTCGCTTATAGATACTACAATGTCCCTCGTAGAAAGATTGTGAGTAATAGTAAAAGTTTCATCAACGCCGTTACCTATGGTTTCAAATTTTGTAGTTCCACCAATTGTTCCTGGGACTTCTGCATTTATCCATTGTGAGCCATCCCATTTTAATATATGGTTTGCAGTTGCTCCCGCTATTGCCACATCAGTTAAGTCATTAAGGGAAGCTACAGTTGATGCAACACCTGGAACATATTTATTTAGTCCGGCATCATATTTAAGAACATTTGTATCAGATGGGGTAGCTGCATCTATTTCAATTCCATCAAGGATTAAAGTATTTGTAGTTATAGATCCAGATACGGTTAAAGACGTTGCAGTTCGTGTGCCGTCAGCAAGTAGATACTGCGTATGATCATCGTCACTAAGTCCTGTCATTGAACCATGATCAGAAACAGCCGTAGATGAACCACCAGCACCAGATGATACAATTTGCCTTAAGTCTAGTAAATTAACAAATTTTGTTTTTACACTGTTTGCATACGCATTTGCTGTTTGAAAAACAATTTTATATAAAGGCCTAAATTCTACTACAGGAAACCCGCCTAAATCTAACTGTTCCCAAGTTGAAGCTTCTGCTGAACCTTGATCTGTGTATTGAGTTTGTCCCATTATAGATATAACTGGTTCGTTTAAATTATTTGTAGCAACCAAGAACATTACACCATACTTAGCATTATCTATGGCTGTGCTAGACCATGTGCCCCCAGTATTAAGATTGTACTGGGCTCTTGTTCCACCATTTTTAACTGGAAATTGAGTAGCCACATCTTTTTTCCAGTGATTATTTGTTCTATAAAATACAGGAATGTAAGCACCCGATTGCAGCCTCTGTTGCCATGTGTTTGCAGTTGGTGATGCGCTGTGTTCAATATCAACCTGCAGGTCTTCATCAAAAAATGTACCATCAGCTATATCTATTTTTGCGTGAGCGTCTAAGCTGCCATCGCCAATCAGAGTATAGTTATTGGCTCCAAAACCATTTGCAATTGCAGCTCCTCTAGTTCTATGAAGATACTCGTGTGTTGCCCAGTCTAAAGTGATGCCGTGACGCTCGTCGGCAAAGAAATAGGCTTTATTGTCTACTTCATTCCAATAAACATAAGCCGTTGGAGTGTCTTGATCCCAAGTAAAAAATGTAGTTTTATAGGCTAACGAACCAGATGAATTAAAATAGATATAATAAAGACCAGAAGTGTCTGGAATTTCTACTTTTTCTGTAGAAGTTTTAACATATCTTTTACCAGCACACCATACAGTGTAGCTAGTTGACACCGGAGCAATAGAAAACTCTCTCGTAGATTCATTAAAAGAAATAACGCTATCAGTTTTATCTTCATGTCCAATTGGTTCTGATGAAGGCCTGACTGCATTAACCCAATTCGTACCATCAAATTCTAGTAATTCACCATTGGCTGCAGAGGTTATAACAACATCAGAAACACTGTCTATAGATCCACTAAAAGAAATGTTAGGTGTTGCACCTTCTCCTGAGTTATTGGTTATTGTTATGCCGGTACCAGCAGCAAGTTTAGCAACATAATCGCCAATCGTATCTGTTGCTAGATTAACAGGATCATTAAACCAGTTAGATCCGTTATATCTTAAAAAGTTTCCATCTGCGGCATCATTTATATTAACATCAGAGAGATCAGAAATACCATGGTTAGAAATATTGGAAACTGTTCCTGTTACATCTCCTGTTACATTACCAGTTACGTTTCCAGTAACGTTGCCTGTCAACGGTGCTGTGACTCCAGCAAAAGTTACAGTGTTAGAAGTTCCTACAGCTTGACCTATTGAAATGTTGGGCGTTGCGCCTTCGCCAGAGTTATTGGTTATAGTTACACCAGTTCCAGCTACTAGATTCTTGACATAGTCACCTACAGTATGAAAACCAAGGGTTACGGAATTTGCTACAATAGAATTTAAATCTAAGTACGTAATTCCATCATTTGTAAACTGCCATTTATTATCTAGTTCGTTCCATCTTATTTGAACATTATTTTCAGAACCACGTTCAATCTCAATTCCTGCATTAAGTATTGGAGCACCAGTAAAGTTATGATTTAAAACTAAAATATTGTCTTCAATTAAAACTTCAGAAACATTAATGCTAACTGTATCTCCACCAATAACTAAATTTCCACCAACAGTAAGATCTTGTTCAATAGAAACATTTTTTTCACTAGTTACATTTTGTTCATCATTTCTATTTTGAAGCCAAGACCAAGTAGTTGCTATGGTGTTATTATTATCGTCTTTATAATAAACAATTCCATTAATTGGATCAAGAGCTATTTGCCCTTGAGTAATATTAGGTAGATTTGGTAAAGTCATTTTTTATGCCCTTTATTTGCTAGAATGTTCCGCCATCAAAGGTAATTCCGTCGATGGAACCTCCCGTAATACTAACATTATTTGCTGCTTGAGTTGCTATTGTTCCAAGTTCAAGGGCTGTACGGGCGCCTGAAGCACTTGTGGAGCCAGTTCCGCCGTTAGCTATGGCTATAGCTGTACCATTCCATACTCCAGTTGCAATTGTGCCCAGAGTTGTAATTGAAGACTGACCAACATAAGTTGAAGCAATGTCAATGCTGTCCCCATTAGATACAATGCGATCAGCTGTACCAACTACGTTAAACTCATTGCCATTTATCGTTAGACCATTGCCTGCAGTAAATGTACCAGCACCAGAAAACTGCGTGAAGGAAATTGCATCTGTGCCGATTGTTGCTGGACGACTTGTCTGCACCCAGCCGGTGTTAGCATAAGTTCCGGAGGTTACAAAGATAAAGTCTCCGCTATCTACCTCTGCTGCAGTATCAAAGTCTGCTGCACGTAGTGCTTGCCCTGAGGCTTGGACTACATAAATGCCGTTTTCTGAGGTAGTTGTCTGATTCTTTAAAAGAACACGGTCACCAGTTGCAAGTGTTACTCCGCCAAAGGTGTCTCCATTTTCAAGACCATTCGCAATTGAAACATTGGCGTTTGTAGTGGCTCTAGCTGATTCGTGAACGTGAAGTCCTTCAGCTACGGCATCTACATATGCCTTAGTTGCCGCATCTGCTGCATCAGTAGGAGTTCCAAGACCGGTGATCTTGTTGGTGCCCATTGCAATGGCACCAGTAAATGTTGCTCCAGACAACGCTGCAACGTCTGCAACCAAGGCAATTGTGCCAGTTGCGTCTGGGAAAGTTACTGTACGATCTGCGGTAGGGTCACCTGCAGAAATTGTAAGTTCAAAGTCATTTGCCGTAGAACCTTCCATTACGATTGCTGAAGTAAGTACTCCGAACTCAGTAATGTTATGAAGGTTTCCAGTTGTAATTATAGTACCAGAATTATTTGGCAAAGTAATAGTATTATCTGCTGTAGGGTTTGTTACTGTAAGTGTTGTTTCGTTATTATCTGCTGATGAACCTTCAAATACAATGCTTGAGTCTGAAAGTGTAAGTCCTGAAACTACTGGGCTTGTTAGAGTCTTGTTTGTAAGAGTCTGAGTGTTTGTAGTTCCAACTACTGCACCAGTTGCACCGTGAGCTTCTGTTGCTCCTGTGTGCGTTGTCAGGTTTCCTGCAACTGTCGATGCTGAACCATACGCATCATAAGTATTTGCTGTTACTGAAATCGCACCTGTTGAATCAGTATAGGTAAGACCTGTTCCAACTGCATTTCCAACTGCATCTTGTGCAGCTTCTGTAAAGTCTGTAACGGCACTTGCTGCAATTGCAATGTTTGCTGTTCCAGCTGCAGTCAAACGACCTTGTGCATCAACTGTGAATGTTGATACAGCCGTAGCTGAACCATAAGATCCACCAGTTACTGCTGTGTTATCAAGATTTAGAGTAAGAGTATCAGTTGCAGAAGCTACAGATGTTAAGCCTGTGCCACCAACTATAGTGAATGTGTCTCCACCAGAAATAGTGAGATTGTCACCACTGTCTGCGTCTACTGTAAATGAAGTGGATATGGAAGCTGTTCCAGCTGCGGTCAGACGACCTTGAGCATCTACTGTAAAGGTTGGAATTGCACTAGCTGAACCATAGGACCCAGCTGTTACAGATGTGTTATCAAGGTTGATCGTAATTGTGTCAGTAGAACCAGCTACAGAAGAAAGTCCTGTTCCACCCGAAATGGTGACAGTGTTTGAACTATCTACCTGCTGTTCTGTGCCAGAGTCACCAGTAATTTTAAAACCAGTAAATGAACCAGCTGAAGTAATTGCTGCAGCTACGAATGCTGTTGTTGCAACTTTGGTGCTATTGTCTCCCGATGTTTGAGTAGTAGCTGTTGCAGAAGAACCTAGTGCAACAGAGCTTGAAAATGTAATGGTTCCAGAAAATGTTTTGCTTCCTGAAATTGTCTGAGTACCAGTTAAGCCTACGAATGCACCAGGTCCAGCGATAGCCAATATTGATGTTGCGTCGCCGCTTGAGTCACCTTTTCCATAATAGAGGGTTTCGTCTACTTCATTAAATGCTAACTCTGCATTCTTTAATCCGGATGGAGCTCCTGCTGCTCCACTAGTCCTTCTTCTGATTCTAATTATATTAGCCATTTTTAAAAGTTTCCTCCATCTGTAACGTCTTTTTCAGCATAATTTACCCACTGAGAGCCGTTGTAACGCAATACGTTCCCACTGCTTGCTTGATTAATAGTAACATCTGTTAGTCCATTTAAAACTGACTGAGTAGATATACTTGTCTCTGCTGAAATAATTCTATCTTTAATTGTTAAATGCGAACCTGCAGGATTAACGCCTAGGACAGTTTGAATTGCTTCTATTGCATCATTTGCGTTTGCATGCTGAAGGTGGTGTGGCACACTTCCTGAATTTAGTGTGTCATTGGCTGCTGGGTTGATTAAAATATCTAAAGAACTTGGGTAATTTGTTGCCATAATGAATCCTTAAATTGATAATATTTTTGTAGCTGTATTTGACCAAACTATTGACATTGAAATTTGATCTAAGGTGTCAACAAAAGGTAAGCCTTCTGCTGTATCTATATAAGATATTAGTCTTGAATTTTGTTCCGAACTCCCCTGCTTAAACAGAACCATTGCTTCAAAGCCATAGTTTGAAGGCAGTGTTATAGAAAGATCATCTCCATCTATTGTTCCTAAGCTGTTTGTTAGATTAGAAATTGAAGAAGTTGTATATACTCTTGCGCTCAAAGGTATGTCTGAAACAAATTCATGAACATTTTGATTAGCAGTATATTGAGAAGAATTAATTAATATTAGTTTAAATTGGCCTTCACTAAAATTTAGATTTCCATTTAAAATAGCTTCTTTAGTTTTTGCGTAAACAAAATTAGCCACTTTACACACCTATGTCTTTAGATAAAATAATTCTATATTTATATCCAGTTTCAAAATAGTCACTGCCAACAGTATTAAAAACAGGAGTTGCATCTAGTGATGGAAAATCTATGTAGACTTCTGGTTTCCAAGAATGAATAGAGATTTCTGTAGTTACATTTTGCCATCTTGTAGGATGAGTCTGTATCTTTTTTCTTTGAACTTTAAAATATGTATTATTTAAAAAGTTAGTAGCTGGTCTAGAACTAAAATAAACTGTAACCCTACCATTGTTGTAGTCATTGTCTATATAGAAATCTCCATTAGATGGATCTACATTTTTAATATAAAACTGTGGATTTTTAGCTAATATTTGAACTGTCGTGTAGGCGTCTGATCTGATTGATTTATCTTCTACAAGCAATTCTTGAACTACAGGTACTGTATAAGAATTAAATTGCGAAGGAGTAGCTGACTGAGCTTGAGTAAATACTATTTGCTCTTCTGTAATAGACTCATTAGCTGCATCCAAAAAGCCGACTAGTCTTATTGCATACTCAACGCCAGACTGTCTAGGTGCGTCCCAATAAAGTTTAAGTGTTCTTGAAATCTGATTATAATCAGCTATTGTATTGATAGTTAAGAATGGGTTGGAGATGACTGATGGCGTTGCAGCTGTTGTTTGAACTACAAACTTACTGTTTATCAGTGAAGATATTTTAATAGTTTTACCGAATCGGATAACAACCATGTTGTCATCAACGACTGCATACTCAATTAGTGGAAGCGACACATTAATCTCCTGTTTTTTATATCACTTATTTAGTAACGAAAAGTATAGGAAAAAGCAACAGAGGAGTGGCCCGAAAGCCACTCCCCCGTCACTAGGATAGTCGTAACTATAACTTTCCTAAGATTAGATGGTGTTAACCACACCGACCTCGTAGTTACGTGCAAGGTTAACATTCTTAGCAACGGTGATACCTTCACCATCGCCAAGCATAACGATGTCGTAACGCTCTTTCATCTTCATCTGACGAATGTCACGGCTTGGATCGTCGAACTGATCTGTGCTCATATCGTCCTTGACGAGGATTGTTCCAACCTCGTTGCGGTCGATAAGGAAGATGTCTGACTTTGCTGGTGTTGCACCGCTCTTAGCTGTGAAGCTAACGAAAGGTGAAACAATAACATTCAAGCCCATTGGAGCGGTTGCGTTGATTGCTGCGTCAGGGTTGCCTGGGCGGAAGCCCCAGCTGGTATTGACTGCAGAAGCTGCGCCACCCATGTGGAAGATAGCGTCCTTAAGGAACACTGACCACATCAATGGATGAAGGATAAAGTCTGTTGGTACATGCTTTTCTGCCATGAGCACTGCTGCCATGTCTACGATGTCATCCCAACGGATGGTGTCGTTGGCCAAGCCATCGATACCAAGACCGGTTGTATCATCATATGCATTGTCAACATTGTCAAAGACGATTGTTGCAGCGTCCTTGAAACGGCTAAGTGCAATCTGCTCCTTGAGACGTGCCATAGCGCGTCCAGCAGCTCTTACGTGGAGACCAACGATGTCCCACAATGAGTCGGCAATGACTTCTTCGGTGAATGAAAGCTTGACACCCTTTTTGGATACCTTGCCCTCAATCTGCTTTGCGAAGGCTAATGCCTGCTCTGGGTATTCTTGTCCTTCTGGGATCTCTGCTGCTTGAATTGCGTTGACTGCAGGAAACTCTAATGAGCGTCCTTTGCCTAGGCGAACAACTGATAAAAGCGGTGTCACCAACAATTGTGGTTCTGCTGCTTCTCTAAGGGTTCTAGAAATAACTTTAGGGAAAAGTGCGGCAGCGTCGGCTGAAGCAAAGGCTTCCTTGATTGTTACTCTGTTGTCTTGATCAATGTGTCCGTCTTCGGCCAGCGCGGCTTCCCAAGCTGGGAGACCCGAGAGGAGCTCTTGTATTGTTTTACTCATCTTAGGATTATTCCTCCTGTGTTATTTTCTTTTATTGTTGTATTAGTGTTGATCAGAGCGTTAAGTTGACGCGGAATGCGCCCTTAACGTTATGTACGTCCAGGTTGCTACGGATTCCAAGCTTGCCAGAGAATGCACCTGAACGAGTAAGTTCAAATACAGTCTTCAGTGCGCCTGGATCTGAAGGAAGCTGCATGTAAGATAATAAGCCATCATCATAGTTGGTGGCGAATGTTTCTACTTCTACTACCTTACCAACCTGGAGGTAAGAATAGACTGAACTGCTTGCGAGGAAGTCAGTTACAGCTGCCAGAACTGGACGGCCCATATGGTCCGCACGAACAAGGCTACCAACTGTTACGTTAGCGTTGACTCCTTCAACCATTGGGTACTCAACGTAACCATGGGTAATGAAGCCTGCACCCTGTGATGTGCCCTTATCGAATGGGCGGTAGAGGTCGTACTGAGCGACGCCTACTGGAATTGATCTTGCGGCAACTGCGACTGTGTCAGTTGCACCAGAGCTGTAGCTTGGGGTTGCACCATCTAATGGATTCCAGCCCGAAGTTACATCGCCCCAAGTAACCGAAGAGGAGGTTCCGTTTGCTGGAACTACTCTTGCATCACCATTGGCGTCAGCTACTACTGAAAGAATGGTACCCTTAGGAATAACGATCTCAAAACGATCATCTTCACTGTCTGCGTACCATGTTGGAAGACCAACATGTGGAAGAAGGTAAGCTGCTGGAGCGATACCCTCGGATACTACGAAACGGCCTGAACCTGTCTTAGTACCTACTTTGCGAAATTTTGCTAAACTCATTTATATCTCCTTGAATTTCTAGTTTATTATTAAAGCTTGCGACGGCCCATAAGTGCGTCTACAAAAAGTTGTTCTGGTGAACCGTCTTCTTTTACTTCTTCTTCAATCTCTTGCTTGTCTAAAGTGATGACATTATCTTCACCCTCAACAACTGCGACTTCGGAATTCATTTCTGGAATTGTGTTCTTTGAACTCTTTGCAACTGGCATTTTTGCAAGATCTCTTAAAGAGTCAGCCAACGAGCTTGCGCTACGCTTTGTGTGCTCTTCAATAAGATCTTCTCTGCTTTCGCTTGGCTCTACGCCTGTTGCAATTTTTGTATCCACAACTCTTTCTGCAAGAGTTCTATGGAGTGCATTCTTAAGCTTCTTGTTTTCTTCTTCAAGAAGTTGAACTTTATTATCTGACTCGCTTGCGTCTTGCTCAGAAGCGCTATCTGTGCTAGTGAGCTCTGCATTTGCGTCTTCAACTTCTTTATTCTCTTCAGCGACTTCAGAATTAGCTGATTCAACTGCTTCTGGGGCAAGTTCTTCTGCTGATTCTGGAACTACTGTAGACTGTTGCTCATTAGCATCTGGTGATGTTGATAAGTCTTTTGCGAGTTCGGCTTCAAGTTGGGCAATTCTTTCATTTGCTTTTTTGAGAGCTTCGACTGCTTCGTCTTTTTTGTCTTCTTCATCCTTGACTGGCTCTTCTGCTTCTGGAGCATCAGCAGCAGGAGTTTCCTCAACTGCTTCTTCGGCCTCTGGTGCTGTTTCTGGATCCTGTTGTGCCTGCTCTACTGAGCCTGATGCGATTGCTGAGAGATCTTCACTAAGGCCCTCAATTGCTGCTAGGACATCGTCCTGCTGAACATTGTCTTTCATCTTTGAATTCTCCCCATGGGTATTATTAGATTTATTCTCGTTAGATAGTAATGATTCGTCAGATTTATTGTAATTTTCACTTTCATGAACAGCCATAGCGGTTAGGAAGGCACCCTTTAAGTGTAGATAGAGGGGCTTTGATTCCTTTTTTTTCATAGGCTTTAGGATGGATTCATTCTCTTCTAAAGAATAAATATTTTCTTCATCCATAGAAAGAATAAAGGCAGAACTCTTAGCAACCCATTCTGAATCAGATGTTTCTAAAGAGTCAGAACCTGGTGACTTAACTGAACGAACGCTTGACTTTGAGTCTGCTGGTTGATTAACAAAAGAATACTCCTTAAAGGAAATATCTTGCATGTCGATATATGAAAGTTTACCCTTGTAAACTTGACCTCTCTTGTATCGAGTTACTGGTGCTTTTCCACCAGACTCTGAGGCTAGATCTTCTCCGCTAATCGAGCAGACTGCTTTTCCAGCTCGTCCACCTACTGATCCGGTAAGATATCTTTTGTCTAAAACTTTTTGGATTGCTACAGGATCTGTGATAGCAATTTGCAAACGAACAAATGATGAACCGTCTGCTTCTTTATCCATTCTAGCTGCCATAACTCTGCCCATTGGCTCTGAGTTAAGATCATGATTCAAAATGATTGGCTTTGGATAAGGCTCAACCCAAGACTGCAATGCCTTTTCCAGCTCTATAGCTGAATAGTTATTATAATTTCCGTGTCAGACCTTCATGAATGGCTGCAACTTCAATTATTAAACCTTGATGTGAACTTACTGCTTCTTCAAAAGAAAAATTTGTTTTTGAAAAATCAGGAAGTTTAACTGTGAAATTTTCTACAAAATCGAAACTCATGAAGTTCTCCGTGACTGCGCAGCTTTGGCTGCTGAAATATATAGTAATTTACTTTTATAACATTAAACAATTTTATATAAAAGATATCATGTTTTTACAGAGTTTTCAAAAATTAAGGCTTCTCTAGGGTCACCTTGTCTTCTAAAAACATCTAACATCTGCTCATGCATAATATGCGGTGCATATAAATAGCTTGCGCAGCCTAAGGAATAGCCTTTTTTGGTAGCGTTTGCTGACCATCCAAGATCTTCCCCTTGAGAGTGTACCTCGTAATTTACATTTTGATACACTTTTTTTGACATCATTTTTGCTGCCATTATGATATCGCTTTCGAAAAAGGTTCCGATTGGATAATTTCCGGTTCTTGTTGCCTTAAATTCTTCTTTATCCAGCCATGTCATAACACTTGGAAAGTCTGTGCCAAATGGAGTCATATACATCAATGGATTAACTGCGTCAATTCCATCATTGATATGACCAATCAATAATTCTAAAGTAGAATCATTTTTAATTATTATATCAGAATCTAAACTAAAATAATAGTCTGGATCCAATTCTCTTACTCTATTCAATAAAGAGTTTCTAAGATTGACCATATTTTCATATTTAGAAATTGTCCACTGTCTTGAATTCTGGGCATGTTCAAAGTGTGGAATGTCTTCTCTTGTATTTATTTCAAAATGAGGAATTTCTCTGTGGTATTTTTTCCACAACATCAACATATCAACTGTTTTGTCGTCATCTGGAGAGACTTCAAATACAAAACCTATTTTACTAAGAGGAATTGATTGTCTTTCTATCGCAGATGCCCACAATGGAAAGATCCACTCTCTTTTATAAATAGGACAACCTATAATAAGTTTCATTATTCAGCTTCTGTTTTGCTCTGTACTTTTTCTTCTTTTGCAGCTGGCTTCTTGGCTGGTGCTTCTGCCTTAGTTTCTTCTTTGACTGGCTCAGCGATTTCCTCAACTAAAGCTTTTGTATCTTTTACTGGCTCTGGAGAAGCCTGAACTTCATCTTCGTCTTCGGTAATGTAATCAAGGACTTGCATGATTCCATCAACCAACTCTACCATTATTTCAAGCGCTAAACGAATTTGACCGTTTTGTACTGCTGTATTAAATCCTTCAACTGCGTCTTCTGTCAGGAGGTATTGCTTTGCAATATCTGAAGTAATTATGATTCCCATTATTCCTCGTTTGCTATGTCGACTTTTTTGTCTTCGTCTTCTACTATCACAACATTATACTGTTCTTCGAGCAAATTTTCAACCAAAGACAACCAAGTGGGATCTGATCTTTTTATGTTTGGAGAAGTATTTCTCTTTTGCTGATTCTGAGGCCTAATAGTATTGCCTGGACCCCTTCTGTTGGATGGAAGATTTCTTTGTCCAGCAGGAGCTGAATCCTGCTTGTCTCCATCTTTCATTACATCTTTCATTGGCTGATCTTGTTGCATCTGCTTTTGTAGCTTTGCTTGATTCTTTGCCTGAGCTGCTGCTATGTCTATCTGAACTTGTCCCTGAACGGAACCAAACAAACTGTCCATCTCAGCATCTGGGTCTTCGCCAAGTTTAATTCTTGCTTCTTCTATTGTAATTAGAGAGTTAACAAACTTTTGAATTATGTGAGTTTCTTTCTTAACCTGAGTATCGACGTCTATCTCATTAAACTTAAAGTAACATCTGTCAGACACCGTAGAGTCAAGAGGATTAACAAGTGGATCAAATCCACCCTCAAACAAAAGTTCATTAAATATATTAACTCTTACCATCTCAGCAAATTGCTTTTGATAATGCTTAATTTTATCATAGAGTGCAGTGTCCAGTCTCTCTGTAACAGCTCTGTTACCGCCTCCAAGGCTCATTCCAAGGTGGTGTGGTGCTACACCAAGGCCAATTGCAACTCTTTCCTTAAAATGGTCCAGATACGCTGATGCGTCAAGTGCTGATCCATTTGATCCAATAACTTCAACATCATGTCTGTAAGGAAGAATAAGTCCACCTTCTGCTCTTAGGTTCTCAATTTCTGCAGCTGCTTGATCTATCTCTTCTGGTTCTGCTGGTTGATCTGCAGTTCCAATTCTGTACTTATAAAGTGGGAACAGTTCTCTGTGAACTAAGTTTTGAATGTCTTCTTCCATTTGACGAAGTGCAACAACATCGTCTAAAACATTAGACAAGAATGGTGTACCAAAAGCTCTACCTGGTTTTTTATCAAATGATAAATGCACAACTTTTTCTGCTGGCCACTGTGGATCTCTATCGGTTGGAGCATAGGTCAAAGGGTTAGTTCTCTGAAGGTAAGACTTTGGTCTGTTATGCTTATCTCGCAATATTCTCGCTTGCTCAGTTGGAATTAAATAATAGCCAACAATTGGGTCTGTTCCATTGACCGCATTTAATCTAGTTGGAAAATACTCGGTTAAATCAGCTCTAGCTTTAACAAAGAACACATTAGCAAACTTGAAAAGTTGATCTGACAAATCAATAAGAAAATCAAGAAATGGTCTTCTCATTGCCATTTCCATATAGTCAATTCTTTGATGCAGATATGCTACTGCTTCAGGATTTTCTCCAATAATTTCCCAACCCTCTTTCCAAAACAAATCTCTATATTTAGAAATAGCTTGCTTAACATAAGAGTCGGTATCTACTGCTTGAATAATTCTATCAAAGTTATATGGAGATGGCTCAAAGTTTGTTCTGCCAGTGTAGTAGTAATTTACGCCACGATAACCAAGTGCTAAGGCAGCAACTTTCATTGTCTTGCCTAAAGAACCTATTTTATCTGGTGACATTTGTGCTGATTGAAAATCAAGCTCATTTATGTCTGCCCTTCTAAAGGGCAAATACTCACGTAATGGCATAGTTAACTACACTCCAATTTATAAACTGATATTGCTGTATAGTACAGCAAATGGGCTATTTAATTCAGCTTTAGCCTTGAATGTCCTGGAAGGTCTTCTTCAGGATAATATCCTTGATTGCTTCAAGCCAAAAAACAGTCTCTGGCTCTGAGAAGTCACTCTTATAAGCTAAGTTAGAATTCGTAATTTTAATAGTAATATTAAATTCTTTTTCTTCTACTTGGCTTTCAGTTGGTTCTACTGTTTCTTCTGACATTACTTTTCCTTCTTTGTTGATTGAGCGGGTACTTCAAACCCGTCATTTTGTGATTGCTTTTGGGTCAACTGTAAAGTTAACTGTTTAATAGTTGCGTCCTTGACCACTATTTCTGTGATCAACTGAGATATTTTTTCTTGAAAGGACTGAACTATGAGATTGATATCTATATTTTGGTCATTCATAATCTAAGATTATACCAGACGAGATTCTAGTTCATCAACTTTTGCAGAAAGTTCTTGAATTGCTTTAATCATTGGAGAAATAAATTCTGTATAGGAAAGCACTTGCAAAGAATCTTCATCGGCTTCATTTTCTAAAGACCATCCTCCAAAAGATTCTGTATATTTTTGATAAGTTTCTTTTACCTCTTGAGCTATTAAACCATATTTTCTAACATTATTTAAAGGAGAATATTCTTTTGTTAATGACATAAAATAGCTTACTGGTCTTAAATCATTTATAAAATTTAAACCTAAATTAGTTTCTAAAATATTGTTTTTAAGACGAACGTCCGATGTTTGAACCGCTCCATTAAAATAAACTTGACCATCATATCTTACCCTAAAAAGATTAGGAGAACTATTATTGTGATTAGATATTCTTAATGGATAGTTATTTGGATTAGCATCGTTTGTATCTGATCTTATGTAAACAATAGTTTGACCACCATCTGCACCAATTGGTACTCCGGGAGATGATTCTCCATAATTTAATCTAACATTGTTTAAAACTCTTAGACTGTTGCCAATAATAAAATTATCACCAATGTTACCAGTTGCTCCCGAAAGTGCTCCAGAAAATGTTCCAGAGGTTGCAGTTAAATTTCCAGCTGAATCAACTTTAAATGGTGCACTTGCTGCACTAGCTCCACCAATATAAATATCTCCACCCCTAACTGTTCCAGCAAAGGTTCCAGAAGTTGCAGTAATCGCTCCAGTTATATTTGCATTTGTAGCTGTCAATGCTCCAGCTGGTGTTACTCTAAACTCTGCGTTAGCAAATGTTTCATTTCCTAAATAAATGCCATTAGAGTCTGCTTTAAAAACATTTTCACCAGAACCTATTTGTATGGTTCCTCCTGAAAGTGCTCCAGTAAATGTTCCACTAGCTGCAGATAACTCTCCTGTAAAAGTTACCTTGTTATTTGCAAAGTCATAAAATAAATAGCTTGCATTTGTTCCAATTTTAAACTCACTTGAATCGGCGGTATTGCCAGAGTTTCTGCCCCATCTATTGTTTGAGTTAAAATACAAAGACGAAGCTGATATGCTGCCTCTTATCGATGCTGAACTAAACTCTGCTGTTCCATCTCCTTTGATTGTCCAACCTTGACGACTTCCTATTGGAACACTTGGGTCGTAATTAGAAGATTTTAATATTGAACCAGATCCATTTAAAATTATTTCATACGCACCGATTGTTCCAGCCCTAATTTTGTCAGCTGTTAATGTAGCAATATATTGACTTCCTATTTGAGGAGTGGCTTGATCAGATTGCAAAGGAGTGTAGGTGGCTACCACTCCAGCACTGTTTACTGCTGCAACTTGACCCCAATATCTTCTTGGAGTAGAGTCAGTAGTGTTTTGAACAGAAACTGTAAAAACGTTAGATTTATTTCTACCTTGTGCAACTGGAGTTCCGGTACCTAGTGCATTGTCATATAACCTATAGGCGTAACTATCTAGGTCAATATCATTCAATGCATCAAAACTAAACATCACAGTTTCAAAGAAGGTTGTAATTACAAAATTTGCTATTGGCGAAGGTGAAGTAGCAACAGATGGCATCTTTACTCTGATGGCTTCTGGTGCTTGATCTATAGCAGAAAGCTCTACGTTTTTTGGCTTAAGGGTAAATAAATAGTTTGCGTCTGGTTTAAGTCCGTGTAATAGTTTTTGATATAATTGCCATTATCTAATTACTCCTGTGCTTGCAAAAACGATTGAAGATTCTATTTCTTCATTTCCGAGTGATAAATTATAATTTTTTCCAAATGCGTATTTGGTCATGTTGAAACCAGTGCCCGTTGAGGCGGTATTTTTTTCTGGTAACAGCTCTATTTCAAAAGCAAAAGTGCTGTATCTATCTGTCAACTGTACCGCATCTGTGTTCTTTGTGCTAAACGAAAAAATTTCTGCATCAGCGTTTAATGATTGAGCGTACATGTCCACTGATTCTTCGGTACGAACAACAGATTGACCAGTTCCAGATGCGGAAGTTTTTATTATTTTTATTCTAACTTTGCCTTTGTCAGGACCTTTGTCTGCATAAATCTTTAGATTTGGTCCATCAAAAGATCCTAAGATTTTAGCTCCAGGAACTGTGGTTGACCCATTTATCCAAGAAGAAGGATCTCCAAGATAACCAATTTGTGCAATTCGTGTATTGGTTGCTGCTTTGTTAACTACATGAGAATAGTAATCAACATAACTAACTCCTAAGACAGTTGTTGAGCCCATGTAATTAGATCCTGAAGGACTTGTTGTTGAAACATAGTTTGATTCAACAAGAGAAATGTACTGAATATTATCTGAGTGATAATACAAATAATAAGAACCTGCTGGTTGCTGACCCAAATTAATATCGGCAACAGCTTTAAAATATAAATAACCTTCTGGATCTAAATAGCTATAAGTTGGAACTTGAGTTGTTAATGTTTCGTAAATAACAAGAAAAGAATCTTGATCAAAAGACTGAACTACAGATCCACCTATATAAGAATAAACTTGACCAATATTGTAGTCTTCAAGAGAAACATTTATCCAGTCTCCAGATTTAATATTATCATTTATATTTGGAAAACTAATTAATCTTCTTACTGGAGCTTTAACAGAGGTAGTTAAAGCTGATGTTGTATAATAATTAAACCATGCCATAATTAAACCTCTTTGTATAAAATTTCAAAATCATAAGTATTTAATTTTTCGTCATCAATTTCGATTTCAAAAGAAACATTGTACTCATGACCGCCACCTATTTTTTGCACTGATTCAAAGCCTACTATATTTAGATTAGAGTAGGGCCTATTATATAAGTTCTCATAATAATCTTGTCTTGCACTAGTGTAATCTATTGAACTGGCACTGATTGGAAAACTTCCATCTTCTAAATTATGAGTATGGTTCGCTAAATCTATTCCACCTATAGTTGCACCTTCGGCTAAATCAATCTTTCCATAAATGGTTCCACCATCTATTCTTAGATATTGCGGATGTGCATCGCCGTCAATGTCATCTAAATCATTGTGAGAAGATCTAAGACTTTCTCTTTTTGATAAGTCAACAACTATAGACTCAAAAATATCAGAGTACTTTTCTACATCTTGTTGACTTGGATTAGCTAAAGTAATTTGTCTTTGTTTTCCAAATTCTTCTAATTGAATAATGTATCCAACATATCTTCTTTTTAATCTAATTGTGTCTGAATAAGCTGATAATCTTTTGCCTGCTGTTATTCTTCTTTCAACTAGGTCAGCTGTTATTGAACCTAAGTTGCCAACAATCGCATTAGAAGCAACGACCATTTCCCCAGCTAACATCGGAGCAAGTCGGCCCAACGAAGTAGTTCCTAGGTCTAGCATTATTGGCTCTATTAGTTTTGATTTAAAAGTTAAAGCCGGAAGAAGATAGTTTTTATAAAATACTTCTGAAGTGTCTACCGAATCTCTTTTTATAAGATTGATTATAGAATTTGTCTCTGCACTTAAAGAGTTTACTCTGATCGAAAAAAATGCTTGAAATTGTGCGGCTTGTTTTTTAGAGATTTGATCCAACTCGGATTGTGGGAGTGGGATTGCGTTTGTTGTGATTTCCTTGGCAAACTGTTTCGTATAGTGCGTGACTGTCTTTGCCCAATCTGAGAGGTGTTTTGCAATTTCGCCTTCGGTTTCATCTTTATACGTTTCTCCTAAATAATATATAACTATATTTTTTATTATTAATATCTCTTCATACAAATAACTTAATAATTTTTTTAAAGATAATAAATAACCAAAACTTGAATGGGACAAAGCTAATTCATATTGCTTAACAAGTTCTCTACAAGACCTGCATTGATGTCTTGATGCATAAAGATACTCTTCGTAGCAAATAAACTGTGGCCTTGGAGTTATGACTGTAGCAGAAACGGTTCCCGGCTCATTTTTAGAAGAGTGTTTTTCAGCGTCTTTCCAAACGGCCGAGTGGGCTACGTCTAGGTCAGGATTTAAATATGGATTAATATTTACTAAATGTAAATTGTTATCAATTTCTTCTAGCAATTGGTTAACCATATTTTCTGACTCAAGAACATAAGATCTAACTTCTTGAATTGTAGTCTGAGAAACATTGTTACCATATACAGAACCTAGTCCGCCACCTGCTTTAAACTCTTGTGCTCTTTTTTCTATAGAGTTAAAACTTGAAACATCAGAATATGGATCTGCAAAAACGTCTTCAACTGCATTTGAATTACCTAAACCATAGTTAGCCATAATTTAAAAAACCTGTCTCTTTATAGGTGAACTAGCTCTTCTGCTAAAACCCTTTTTAAAAGTTGCTTTATTACTCAATGTCGATGTTCTATTCGCAACTTTGTTTACATCTTTATCATCATCGTCATCTTTGTCGCCAGCTCCTGGCATAAAAAACGTATTTGAAAATGTGTTTGTTTTTGTAGTATATCTTGCTTTGTGTAAATCGTTATAATTTTCTGTTATAGATAGAAGGGCAAGAATCAATGCATCGTGCGCGTGATCCTGTGCTGATCCTCCGGCTTCAAAAACTGGTCTACCAGTCTGTGTGGTTCTCATAACAACATAGGATATTAATTGCAGGTAAAGTTCGTCATCTTTTTCTGGAGCTACTAAAACTTCTTTTTCAAGATACTGTCTTAAGTTGTCAACCATGTATGGTTTAATTTCTTTTTTAACTGGCATTTTTGTGTATGGATCTCTTAGCTCAATTGTCTCACCAAAGCTAACGCCTTTAACTTTTTGCTTTAATCCTGTGTTAGGATTTTCTACACCGTATTTATGAAGAAGCTCAACTTGAACCTCGCCAAAACCTCGGTCAACATAAATATGTTTTGGTTGAAAAATATTATTTAATTCAACTATTCTTGAAACAGCTTTCGTCAAAGTGTATTCAGATCTTTCTATCTCTTCTCTAAAAGCGACTCTAACTTTGTTTCTAAATCTTTCTTCTTCATATGTATCAGAGCATGCTTCAAGAACGACTATGTTTGTTCCTGCTCCATATTTGTCCCAGTCGACACCAATGACATGAAAACTTCTAGCTGAAGTTAACTCTGCGTGATAATCCCAACTTGGACTAAGAAAAGCTTTATCAACATACTTTCTTGGATATACACCTTCTGCATCTTCTCCCCAGTCTGCTTCAATTTCATGTCGATAACCAATCTCGGAATATTGTTCTCTAAATTCGTCTTCTTGATCTTTAGAAAAATAAGGGTTGCAATATGAAGGAAACCAAAACTCTTTGAATCTAGTACTTCTACACCATTCCCAAAAACGCTCTCTTCTACCAGTTGGAGTAGAGGCGCCAATCAACACTTTGTCTGGCTGGTCTTCTGCTGTCTTTTGGAGCATTGCGTATAGAGCGTCCAGGTCGTCTGCGTGCATATAGTCCATTTCATCAAGAACAATAACATGTGCTTCCTGACCACGAGCAACGTCTGATTTTCCTCCCGAGCGCATACCCGAGGTAAAGAATCTAATTGTTGATCCATTCGTAAATTGAATCATAAATTGAGGACTAGTAACTTTTCTAGTTATTGAGTTCATCACTATTTCGTTTTTAGATGCAAGCCTTAATATCTCTTGGTAAATAAGTTCTACGTGAGATTTCATTGGCGCAATAACCAAACAGCGTCCGTCTTTATGTGTATAGCTGTAGTGCAACAAATAAACTGCCATACTAAAAGTTTTGCCTAAACGACGACCAGCTCTTAAAACTTTTCTTAATGATGGGTCTCTTAAAATAAGAGTTTGATAAACTCTTGTTTCTGCTTGAAGGAACTGCCTAGCCCAAACACAAGGATCTTTGGCAACGTGAATCTGCCTTTGTTGTTCTGCAGATATTCCCATATCCAGCAATTCAAAATCTAATTCAAAAGGTTCGTCAACAAGAAGTGCTAACTCTTTGTTGGACAGCAGTCTTTCTTCGACTGGACTTCCATCAGCCCAGTTTAGGTGATTTAATTTATTTTCAAAAACCCATTCAATTCTATTTATTTGTTTATAGGTTTCAATGTCTTGAGCTTTAATTATTTCAATTAAATCTTCTCGTGAAAGTTTTTCTAAATCTTGTCTAAATTTTTTTGTTTTACTTGATAATGCTGTTGTCATAAATTATCCAAAATGTGCTGCCATCATTCCGCCTTCAGATCCAAGCATGCTTCTTGCATTTAATCTTGAATTTTGAATTGCCATTACTCCTCTGGCCCTCGATGTTGCTGCTACTTCGTTGTCCTTAAATCCTGCTCCAAATATTGGTTTATTAAGTGTACCTTGCATTGACTTCATAGCGTCTTTGGCAAAGTTTACTCCACCCATCATCATGTTTCCTACGCCTTTACCTATATCATAGGCTAGAGTGGCATAACCAAAAGCACTAAAGGCTTTTCCAGCTGTTTTTCCATATGTTGAAAGATATTGTCCACCCATTTTTGCAGCTGTTACTTTGTCTCCTGCTTGAAATGCTGTTTTTGCTAAAGTTGCAGATGAAGACCTAATGCCCTTTACTCCACTATTTAAAATATCCATAGCGTCGTCTGTATAACCTGAAGTTCTAGTTGCAATTGACATTGCTGATTTAGCTGATTGACCCGCATCATCTAAAACGCTTAGTGTGCCACCTGCAGTTCTGCCCAACTTTGTTTTTTCCAATGCGCTTGCAAAAGAAGCGGTTGTTCTTTTTCCTACTGCAGTATCTGCAAAGTTTGCAAAGTTGCCATTGTTCATTATATTATAATGACCAAATATAGACTTAGAAAGCTCTCCTGGAATCGTTTCATAGATGGCTCTAGTCCTGCCTAAAGCAGATGCTTTTGACCCTATCATTGAGTCTGCTGCTCCAGTTTTTAATATTCCAGAAACTACATCATCAGATACACCAACATGTGGCCCCAATAGAGTGCTCTGAGCAAAAGCCGTTGCACCTTCTCTAGCAAAATTGGCATTAGTTAATTTTCCAAGCTTAATTATGCTGTCATCTAATTTTGTTAATCTGTCGGCTGCTTTAGTTCCTCTATTGAGAACTCTTTGCTGAGACCTTGTAGCTGTTCTTCCGCCTAATGCTGCTCTAAGATCATCTGCTTTAGTTACTGCTTTTTCATAATTTATTGCTCGGTCTGCTGTTTTAATTCTACCAAAAACACCACCAGTATAAATAGCATTATCTGCTGTGTTATTTATTACATCATCGCCATATCTTGCAGCTGCTCTTTTTCTAATGAAATCTGGCTTCATTGCGTAGTCAACTATTCCAGCAATGTTCTGAAAAGGGTTATATGGTGCAGCTTTTCCTCTCATACCAGTTAATCTAGCTACCGAGTCAAACCTTGTAAAACCAAGTGGGTTTGCATTTGTCATCGTCATTGCTTGTGCTTTTTGAGAGATGTTACTAGCCTTGCCCATGTTTCCACCGACAAATGCACCTGTTCTTCTACCTATTGATTGCCTGATTCCAGTAGCACCGCTAGCTGTGTCGAGATAGCCACCCTTAAACATTGTGTTAGAATATCTACCAGCATTGAGAGCCACCATCGAAGATGTGCCAGGCATTGCGGCCAGTGCTTTTAGAAAGAATGGTTCTTGAAATTCTTGTTGAGGGACTACTAATGCTTGACTTTGTACGTCCTGAGAAAATTGATCCATTGATGGCATGACTATCTACCTCTCCTGGTGTTGTGGGCACCGAGGACGATATCCCCACTTGCATTTAGTCTGTCTGCCGTCATTAAAGAAGAGTTGTAAAATGGTGACTCACTTAATATTTGAGCATTATCTCTAGCTGCTTGATATGCAAAAGATGCCGATCCTCCAACTCCAATTGCACCAGGTATTGCACCGACAACGCCTCCAATTGCTGAACCATATATTGCTCCTTTGATTCCACGCTTTTTAAATCCATACGCTGCACCTGCTATAGAACCAACTCCGGATCCAATAAAAGTTGTCTGCGCAGCAGCACCAACGGTGGATCCATCAATGCCTCCAAATCTTGTTGGATTCATACCTCTAGCCATTGCTCCAGCTCCACCAGTAGCTAAAGCTGAACCATATCCACCAGTCATTGCTCCGGCTAAACCTCCAACTACCATTCCAGCTGCTCCGAACTTTCTTCCTAAGTAAGCTCCGCCTGCTGCTCCAGTTATTGTTGAACCAGCTACGACTCCTGCATTTGCCTGACCAGGAAGTGCTCCTCCAACAAGCATGCTAGGGCTAAGTTTTGTGCCAAGTATTTTTTCATCAGCGTTTGGATCATCAAAAGCAAGGTCTAAAGCTGCGTCTCTGGCTCCTGGAAGAACTACGTCTGCCATTCCTTTTAGGCCTATTGCACCAAGAGCTCCTCCTGCAACTAATTTTCTTTGCATAGAACCACTTGGGCCTATTATCTTTCTTCCAAGGTCTAATAGGTTTTGTCCCTGTGATAAAACAGATGCTGGTATTGCCATTTTTAAGCTCCGAATAGGTGATTGTATTTATTGGGACCCATACCTGTGTGTCCTATTT